AAAAAACTAACACAGTCGATCAAGCTCAATTTACCGCCAAAGACTACAGATACATGGATACTGCTCCTGAGGTTCTCAAAAGATGTGGATTTTCAACAGCTCATCAAGCCGTCTACTCATTCAAAAATTCACCAATTGAAATGATAGAATTCGAAAAGCACGTAGAACAAGAAAAAGAAAAACTTCTAAAGAAAGAAGAACTCAGGAAAAAAGAACTTAGCTTGAAAATTAAACAAGTTAATCAAGGAGTCCATAAAGAATTGGTTAAAGGAAATAACAATAGCCATTACAATTTAGAAAGATTAAGATTCGAGGTAAACCCCGAAGCCATCACTAATAACTCAAAACCTGCTCCATACCAACTTTCAATGGATGAAGCAGGAATGAAATTCATTAAGAAATTTGAATCAATGGGACTAATTGAATCTATGGGACCCGAGTGTATCGAGGAATTGAGGAAATGTCACTTATTCGAATACATGAAAGTCACTACAGATCAACAAGGAGGACCACATAAAGCAGCAGCATGGCTTAGAAAATATTTCGATTACAAATATAAAAGAGAAACATTGTCATCTTCAGGAATACCATTCAGAAGAGTTATTACAATAGCTGACTCAATAAAGAGATCAGTTTTTAGAGGACTCCGTCACATGATGCACTACAACCCCATTATCCAAGCACAGGATAATAAGAGGTTCCAAGACGCTTTGGAAATAATGGATCAACTTCCAGATGGATTTGCAGAAAAATACATCATCCACGCAGTAACAGGAGATTTGGCAGATTTAAAAATGGAATCATTGTGGAGAGCCCTTAAATTTGACGGAACAATAGACTCCACAATATACAACTGTATACTAAATGATATAGACTATGAAGACTCTTTAGTAACAGAAATTCAAGCTATCGACGTGTTATATTATGGAATTCTTAAATTTATTGCAAGAATGTTCTACACATATGCTTTTGTAAGAAGAGCAAAAGCTACATTCCATTGTTATCCACCTTCATATTTGCAAAAGAGTGGAGTATACCCTAACAATGAGGGATGCTGGTCATATTCTGGATTCGGAGAAACGGAATCATTAACAGTAGAGATGAGAGGAAATCAAACCTCATATAATCATCCTAACTGCCTTCCAGAATTGTATTATAAACAAATGTGTTCTCGAACAATTAAATTAGAAACAGTAGATGGAGAGCACGAATTTAATATTTTAATTTTTGTAGTTAATAGAGTTAAATTAAATGAGGTATATTATTTGGATGTCGAAATAGTGCCTAATTACAGCACCGACACCATCGAAATTATTCAATCATATGAGCCCAGTATAACATTGATTGATACTGAAATAGATTCAAACTGGTATGAATCTAATAATATTAAAATTAATTTAAATAATAAGAGTTATATAAAATCTGACAACTATATATGGGTAACAGATATGGTAATTGCAAATACTGTATTATTAAGAGAGGTTCAATCATTTTCAAAAATAAAGATTGACGATTTTAAATATTTATTGAACATGGCCTTAAATAAGGACCATTTGTCTTCAACCGTATACAAGACTCTTCTCAAGTATGCACTAGAAAAAATGGATAATGCCACCACAGCCACAGCGATAGTGGAATTGGTCTTAAAAACGGCTGCTCTAATGTCTATAACAGCCAACAAGTTTATTGAAGACAGCGATGAAGTACAAACCAATAACGCTATAGTAAAAGGCGAAAAATATCTAGCTCAAGGACTAGGATTCAATGTCATCGTAAAGAACCTCAAAAGGAGAATAATGGCTCCTATTATAAATTTTACAATTTTAAATTTTTTAATGATATTATTAATTAGTTTGTCAGTAATGGGATATTATATATTTTTAGAAAAATATATCCCTTTGTTCTATATCGCTTCCATTATTAATCCTATTTCTTTATGGTGTAATTTTAAAATATTATTATGGTATGAAATAGTTTTAAATAGAGCAGTGGATTTTTATTCCGATATCCACAACATAACAATTAACAGTGTAAATAAATACAGAAACACTAGTAGGCAACAGCCTCAAAACACTACTAAATTCGAAAGCGACGAAATAGTAGTTCCAGAATCACACAACGAAACTATAGAGACCGACTCTATAGTAGTTGTTCCCCAACAAATCACATCAACAATAGTTGACCTAGCTATAGTCGACAAACTAGAGCAAACAAGCGGACTCATCAGAACTTTTTATGCAGAATATCTTACACAAATTAAACAAGAGTCTGAAGACATAGCAAAATTAAACAAAGTTCTAAACGAAGAAATGGAAAAACCAAATTCCTACGTTCAAAATCTTATAGACACGTATAATGATGTGATTATCTCTTTCTATGAAAAAATACCTTCCTATGCTCAAATTGAAAAGTATTACAATGAAGCTAAAGATAAACTGATCAACACATATCAAGAAATCAGAGAGCAAATAGAAGTAGGAAAACAAGTGTATGCTTATAACTATGAAAAAGCATACAATCATGTTCAAAATGCTTACGAACAATGGGAAAGAGAACAAAAAATTAAACAAGAACAATCTCAAAGAGAATATGAGGAAGCCACCAAAAAATTAAACGAAGAAATGGCCAAGCTCAAAGAAATATGGGGAAAAATTTATGAAAAATCAAAAGAAAATTTCGTTAACAAGATGAAAGATATTTCAAATAAAATTAGTGATTCTGCTGATATCCTAAAGAATGATATCAATAGCTTCATATCTAAGTCAATCGATAGTGTTTCACAATCTGTATCAGAAGTTTATGACAAAACAAAAACAACGGTTCTTAATGCTTATGAAGATACCAAATATACCATAATTAAAACACACAATTATATACATAAAGATAATTTAAAATATAATAATTATATTTATAACTCTTATTTCAATTTGTTATATAAAAAGGACTATACCATTAACTGTCCTTATGATCAATTGCTAACTACTACTAAACACTGGGACCAATATATTATTAAGTGTATAAATTTAAATCACATGAGTAAAAAAGTAGGCTATTATAAAAATATATATCTAAAGGTCTTATTAAAAATGAAAATAATATATAATAATTTAAAATTCGACTTCTTGCCAACAGTAGACGCAAAAAACGTTGGACAAGATGTGTTCATGATTCATGTCCTGACTGATATTGGATCAAGCATTTTCTTAATTTTGTGTGTGTATTTATATAAGAAAATGCCCAAGCGTTCTAAATCCACCTATGCTCAAAGAAGAGCTCAAAAGAAAAAAGAAAGAGAAGAAGAGTATTCAAAATACAAAAAATACTATAAAAGTTGTGTTCAACCTGGCTACTACAAAACGAACAACTACAATGTAGATAGTTCCAGACACAAGTTCACATTCACTGAATCAGGAGCATGGTTAAAACCATTATTCGGAACCATGGAAGAAAAAGAATTTAAAAACATGTTAAAACAATGTCCATTAGCCTGCCAAAAAGAAATGCTAGCTGGATACATTGTTGCTCCTGTACCACAATGTTTGGATCCCATAAGCATAATTAATTATCACAACTGCCCTTTCGCTAGTTGCACAGCTCTTAAAAGACAAGGAGCTGTTGTACCATATCCAAACAAAAAATTTTTAAAAGTTTTCAAATCAATATTAGAAACAGAAGCCTATCCTCTGTTTGATAAATTGATCGACAACTTTGAATACTCATTTAATATATGGTGGAATCACATAACTGTAAGTCAACGTAATGAAGTCAACAGTATAAATAAAGAAATTTTTAAAGACTTCAATAAAGTCAGGAAAAGTATCGAAAGTTACAATAACTTTGTTAAATCAGAAGATCAAACCCAAGGACCCGTGGATTCGAAAACAAGAAATATAAATAATATGACACCACTCAAAAAAGCATTAGCCGGTCCTGTTATATATGCCTTAGAAAAAATAGCCAAAAATATGCCAGAATTTGATGGTTATATGTCTGGAAAATCATATTTAGACAAGGGTTATGATCTAGCAAACATAGCTGAAAAATTAGGAGACGATGCTGTCAAATTAGATGGAGACGGAAAAGCTTTTGACAGTACTCAACATATCGAAATTAAAAGATTAGTTGATGACTATATCTATAAGGGAGTGATCAAAAAGATGGAAAAAATGGACACCCCTTTTCCTCTTAAAGCCATTAAAGAAGCTTTATTGAATCATAAAGCCACAATATCATATGAGGTCAGAATGCCTCTTATGCCTAAACCAAAAAGAATGGTCTCATTAAGACATGAAGGAACTGTTCATACTGGAGATATGGACACAAGTTTTGCCAATACAATGAGAATGCTCTTTTACATGAGAACTGTAGCTAAAATAGCAGGATTAGAGAGCAGAGACTATTGCATACAGGTAGCTGGAGATGACAACAGCCTGTATGTCAGAAGATTCATATATGCTAAGAAAGAAAAAGACATTATCAATGCTTATCAAAAAGTATTCACCAACAGGTTTGAAGGAGTGAATGCTGGTTTAGGACAAGTGATCAAGTTCTTAAAGAAAGGAACTATTGAACAAGGAGACTTCTGTAGCACAAACTGTTTTAAAACAGAGAGAGATGGAAAAACTTTCTACAGAGTCATAAGAGTGCCAGACAGATATTTTAAAAAATTTGCTCATATGTCTGCTGGAGAACTAACACCTAAAGAATGGCTTTTTACAACTGGTCTAGCTGATTTAAAATGGGCCAAAGGATTACCCATTTTTGACAAACTAAGCAGGTGGAGAATGGAAAATGGAAAAGTGCCTGCATCACTAACAAGCTACAAAGAAACAAGACCAGAACTAGCTCAAAAAGAATTAACAATACAAGAGGAAAATTTTTGTGAACAATGGAATGTTCAACAACGAAACTACGACATCAAAAACAAATTTCACAAGTCACAACTTTTCAGAGAAAAATGCTATGAGTCAAGCTATGACAAAATAGATGCTGATTATTTCAAGGTGTGGTTGCAAGACAATTATAATATCGAACAACACCACATCGATTCCTTCGAAAAATACATCGATACTTTATCAATTGATGCTGAGAAAATGGATCACGAAGTTATAAGACTATTCGGGACACCAAAAACTCAAGAAGACCTAACAAAAAAATTCGAAAATCTGAGATTAAAATTCAATCCAAATCCAGATTTTAAAGCCTACGACAAAAGAGTCGAAATTCTTAATAATATTTATTAAACCTCATTTAATTAACTTATAATCACTATTGTACTTAATCAATAAGTGATTAATTTGACACTAGTGACCCATAGAAACAAGATTTCTATAGTGAAGAGTAACGCCTTCTACTAGGGGAGTTTTCCTGTGCACTGTCTGAGAAAACTAATAGAACAGGAACAAAGAGAATACGGAATACACCGATTAGTAACCTCTGCCTGAAAACGTGACTTTCAGGTATGATCGACACTACTGCCGGTCACATTAATGTACATACTTAATATTTATAGGGAGAGAGCAATGGGCAATTTTATACACACTAATATAAGCCTACAAAGCCGCCCTTGAAGAGTGAGCAATGGAGTTTTAATACTTTACAAAGCCTTCTTCTAAACCG